TAGAGCCTGATTAACAGGAACTCCTTGCTGTATTGCGGTTAAGAAAATAACTAGAGCTGGTGCGGCGAAGATTAAAGTATTCTTGCCCCACTTGAGAAACTTCTCACTGGTGAAAAATGCTTTTATTTTATTCATTTTTTGAATAAACGATTAATAATTTCACTAACTATATCACTAAAGGTACTAGCCTGTAATGATTTTTTCTTCCAAGTTTGAACTTCAGCACTAGCAGAGTCATAAGACGAGTGCCAATCTGAAGCTGATTTGCCATCATATAGCTGAGATTCGGTTAAAGTCTTTACTTTTTCGGTTAGTGTTTCTACCTTTTTCTCTAGCTTCTCTAGCTTACCCTCTATATTATCGGTTATGTAGCCAATTCCCTGTCTAACATCACCCTCGGTCATGTCTCTTTTTGCACCATTGATAGTAATTCCTTCTCTAATAAATCCTAATATTTTAGTTTCTTCCTCTGTTATATTTGACATATCTTCCTCCTCTTGAACTGGTTTTAATAAAATAATTCTCAACCCAGACAGTATTGGATATGTTGAGACTGGCTTAATTTTACCACCAAGCGAATCAAACAATTTTCCATCGCCTATAAATGTCACAAAATGAGTATCGAATGCAGTAGAATTAGATCCGTCGTAATCAACCTTTACAATACATTTACCATATTTCTCAATTGCCCCTAAGCAAACATCGTTGTTGTAGGAATTATATTTAACAACATCCTCTATTCTGCCTGGAAAAGCAAACTTTATTTTTGAATGATTTAGTAAACACTCGTCACCAGTCGAATCAGCATAAAAAGCACCAGCAACAAATAGTCTTCTGTTACATTCTATCGGATCAATTCCCAGACAATAAGCTACGGAAAATACATAACACCCATCACTTTTTAAAGTGTATTTTTTTGATTCACCCAAAAATATTTTTGAATAAATTGGATCATTTTGGTTATAGTTAATCATAGTCTACTTAAAGTAGTTTGGATAACATCTAAACGCCTAATTATTTCATCGTGTTGCTTGTCATTGTTTTTCCACTTTTCAATGGAGAGGTCTAATGGCATAAATTTATCATTATTGGATTCGACAACAACTTTTACTTCTTCTATTTGTTTTTCTAACGCATCAACCCGAAAAGGAATTGTATTAGCAATAGCAAGAGTACCCCAAATAGCAGTTCCAGCAGAACCAAGAACAGCAGTGAAAATGATTGCCAAAGCCTTCCAAAGGTCAATTCTAATGACCCCAGCATGTAAAGTCCTTGTTTCCAGTGGTGGAGACGCTTCACTAATTTTTGTTTTGTTTTCATTCATATTTTTCCCGTTTTATATATCTTCAATACTTTTTATTATAAGTTTATAAATTAATTTTACATCATCCCAAAAATTAATGCACCACTTGGCGTTACGAAACTCAAATTATCTCCGTATGTTGTGGAGTTTTCCGTTGTGACAAAAGCACGATAATAATATTTAGTTCCTGGGGTTAGACTATTAGCCAAAACCGAAAAAGTGCCGTCCTGTCCCGACGAGGTGTTTTTAGAGTCTGATATTGTAGGGTCTTCCGCTTTACTCCAACATATACCACGACTTGTTACCGTACCACCGCCAACGTCTGTAACTTCTCCACTTATTGTCGCATATTGAGGGGTCAGATCGCTTACAGCTCCGCTAGTGACCACTGGGGGGGTTGTCCAAGTAATACTTATATAAGGTCTTTTGCTTGGTGTAATATCATTATATGAGGCGAATGCAAAATAATCATTACCCTGCCCAGAAGCGGAATTTAGATAATCATTGCTTTGCATAATGGCTATCTTAGAGTAGCCAGTTTTGCTTATATTAGAGATGGCAGTAGAGTTTAAAGAGACTGATTTTGCACCAGTACTATATGCACCAGAAATGTAGTTTGAATATGCTGTTCTAACTATTGTATCCCAATCTTCCTCGGCTATTTGATTTTCAGTTTTACTTGATTGTACGACATAAAAACCGCCTAATTGATTAACAACGGAGGTGGAATACAAATTTAGTATTACCGACGTAATTGTGGCGTTATCTGGCAAACTCGACGTGTCAAAATCTAAAAACCCCCTTAACATAAAGAAATAATCACCCGAGCCAGGTCTTTCAACTTTTGCAATACATTCACCCGTTACGGCAGAGCCGAAACTAGAAGACGTTTGTAAATTATTCCAAGTAGCACCAAGAGAAGTTGGCCCGATGTGTCCTGAATAACTGGCTGTTATGTCAGAAACACTCATTATTTACTCATTCCCAAAATGTAACCCTCAAACTCATCTCCATCGTCATTGGTACAAATTAAAGCTACGGAATCGGTTTTATTAGCCGTTGTTGTAAAGGTTGGTGCAGTTCCACCATACCAACTTATCGTAATAGAACCAGACCAGCTAGGCACTCTCGAACCAGTAGCGTCTTGTTTTATTCTCAACATGATAATTTGATCTTTAACTGCGTTAGTAACCAAGATTGTTCTATTACCGCCCAATGTAATATCTCTAATTTTCCCTTTAGTTAGATCCGAGGCGTCAACAGTCACGGTGGCCTCATCTGTTTCATCACCACTCAAAGCCTTGCCCAAGACTAAATCTTTTCTCAAATTGTTGTACTCCAAGGCTGTTGCGTTTTCTCCTGCTGTAACATTTGTGCTATCCATAAATATATTTTACCTTATTTGACTAATTTGTGACAACTGGGACACAATAAAATGAAGTCATCTAAGTTTCTATTATAATTTCCGTCTATATTATGCCAATGACATATTGTGTCTTACCCTATACTTACAGACCATCTTAAAGTTAAAGTATCACTACTCGTTTTTGTTCTACTAATTGCCAAATGACAAAATAAAGTACCTGAATCTGCGGTGCTCGTTGCACTATCACCAAACAATCCAGCCTCTTTTAATTCCCCATTTGCCTCTTCTATTGAAAAAAAGGTTTCAAAAAGGGCAACATTGCCAGAAACACTTCTAACCGACACCAACTTTCTAAATATTTCTGCACCCAAAACCGTGTCTGTGACCTCTGGGGCTGTTAAGTCGGTTCCTAAAGCACAATAAGTTATAATTCCTTTATTACTCGCAGTCGTACCACGTAAACCGTCGGCCATCGAAGCCTTACCTGCGCTGGTAACTAAATTATTTACCAGATACCTATCCTCTATCCCAGTTTTTACGTTTCTGAAAATTAACTCAACTTTTCCCTCTGGTATAATTTTGTCATTAAGTTTTTCGTCCATAGAATATTATATGATTTTAACCCCAACTAAACAAATCCCATCTTGCCCTAGTGATCGGCGTTGTTTCATCGCTATCACACCAAGTAAAATAAGCACCGCAAGAATCAATAGTTAGCGAATCCAGCAGTGAGTCGGACAATAAAGCGTCTGATTTTTCTAACAATTCGTCAACAACTTCATCGTCGTCTAATTTAACCAAATTTTTGTCTATTTCTAGTAACCTTATTAAGAATCCAATTATCCCAAGAGTTTTTGCGCTTGCTAGTTTTACCTTGTAGGTAAATATTCCAGCGCCCATTGATTTGCTAATAACGCTTTGAATTATGTAGTCATCGTCAACTCCGTATTCTGTTAGGCTTATATTTATTGTTTGCCCAGAATTGAACCCAACCTCCTGCGTTTCAAAAGATCCCTCAACAATGTCATTTGAATAATCTGTCAATTCGGCGATAGCCCTATTTCTTGCCGAAGTAGTGGTCGAAATTGATGTATCAAATATTGCAAACTCCTGAACTCCATTCGCCATAATAGATTCCGTGTCCTCAACTGCGACCAAAATGGGAATATCATATTTATAGTTTACCTTTAATACATGGTCGGCTGTTAAAACTGAACCGCCAGAATCTTGCTCGATATATTTTTCCTGATAATTTAAGTACCAATCAAAACCAGAAGTATCAATATTTTTTATACCAAGGGTTTTTTCCTCATATCCAGTACCAGTGTCAACATAAACAGTGACATCGTGTGGCTTGTCGGGTAGATTAAACTTTGTTGTCTCCCCGTCGCCTACTGTTATGTAATCAGTCAAATCTGAAAGTTTAGTACCACCTCTAACATATACACGGTTCTTCAACTGTGTGCTGTTTTTTGAGATATTTAGGTTTTTATATTTTGCGCAAGAACTGTCAATATCAAAAGGAGACGAATAAGCATTCTCCGCAAAATAATGAATATCTTTATCGTAATCAATATACCAGTTCCTATTAGTAAGCTTGCATATATTCTTTAAAACCTGTGAAATTTGTAGGTAATTAAACGAGATCTGGTCTATGGTAACACCCTCCTCGACGTTCGTTGTTGTTATTCCTAGGCCAACACAATACGTACTAACGATGTCTTCTATAATCTCCTTATCAGTCATGTTTTCATAACTTTTGTGAACAAGATACCTGTCAAGTATTCTTGTATAATCAACACAATTTATATTCGCCATTACCGTGCCAACCCCCATTTTCTTTAAACTTATTGAAGTTACATATCCACCAAAAACCACGCCATAGTATCCGTCGGTGATTATCACTTCGTCATCCGTTTCTGGTATGCCGTTTCCACTTCTATCTATAATGGAAAAACTGCAAGTATTTGCCTTTTCGTTGATTATATCTTCAATGACAATGCTTTGGTTTATAATATCGGCCGTCCTGTCTATTCCACCTATTGTAATTACATCTGGCGCTGGTGAGGGAGAAGAAGACAGTGAGGGGGATGATGAGGGGGACTCGCTAGGTGATGAACTTGGGGATTGTGAAGAACTCTGACTAGATGATGGTGATAAGCTGGGGGATTCTGATGGCGAAACTGAACTTGAAGGTGAGGCGGAAGGGGAATTGCTTGGGGATTCACTAGGTGATGAACTTGGGGATTGTGAAGAACTAGGACTTAAACTAGGACTTTGTGACGGTGAAACTGATGATGACGGAGACAATGATGGGGATGGAGATGGGGACACACTACTACTTGGACTAACCGAAGGACTTTGTGACGGAGATGTAGAACTTGAAGGACTCAATGAGGGACTGGGAGAAGAAGCGTCTGCATAGACATAAAAACAAGTGTCAAATGACGCATAATTTACTCCTGCGTTGTAGTACCAACCATTTCCAGAGTGTGTCGGAGATGTATCATCGACTCCAACGGCAATATAGTTAGAGCTACTACCACCGTGAACCAATTCACCACCATATACAGAAGCAACATAATATGTTTCATCTGTTAATGTTATTTTTTCTTCCCCAGAAAAAATAAATGTAACCAAAGTTAAATCCGTTGACAGTTCTGAAATATCTACAGTATCAGAAATAGCGAGAACAGCCCCAGTTGCAACAGATGATGTGCCATAAGTTCCAGAGTGAGCGTGAATTGTTGCACAAACAGTTCCCGTTGGAACTCCCTCTTTCGCTAAATAAAACTTAATACTGTTTAAAACCCCACCGTCACCAGTAAAAGATTGCCCAACATATCTCCAACGGTAATCATCGTCATCAAGTCCAGCATAAGAATGATAGTTACTTTCTGAATATGAATCTACTATTGTCGCCATTAGAACCTCACATTACCTTTTAACTGGGTAATGATAAGATCTCCGACTTTTTCAGCCATTGACCTTGCGCCGTATTCATCGGTTATCATTGCCCCATCAAGACTTATATTCAATGCCAAATTTGACGTACCAGCGCCCGCTAGGGATAGGTGTTGTGTGTCAATCGGCTCAACACCCACTTTTAGATCATCAAACGCCCTGTTGACCAGTCCGACCCCTTTATGGACAATATCTACCACCGAGGGAGAGTGTCTTTTGGTAAAGTCTAAAGCGTTTTTTATATTTTCCACAATTCCTTTGATAGTCTCCCACGCCTTTCTGAAAGGCTCTGTAAGAACATCAAGCAACCAGCCACCCCAACCAGATAGGAATGAAATTATCCCATTGAACATATTTTTTAAACCATCCCAAGCAACCTGAGAATAGTGTTTGATTGCGTCCCAAGCACCCTGCCAGTTTCCAGTAAGTAAGTTTAAGAAAACCACAAATATTCCAACTATTACACCAAAATTCCACTGCAAGAAACCAACAATAAACTCCCATGCGCCTTTCAAAATTTTAGATATATTTTCCCAATTTTGTACCCAAAAATTATACAGATTTGTAAATATTTCTACCAATGATCTATATAAAAAACCAGCAATGGAAACGACTGGTGGTACGACTGCGTTTACAAAATACATAAATTCAGACCACAAGCTTTGTAATAACGGGACTACATTTGCCACAAATAAACTAATTAAAGGCTCTAAAAATACAATTAGATTATTCCACACTATACCCATTTCGCTTAATACGTTTGATAAAGCACCACCTTCTTTCGAAGATTGAGTTAATACAGAGACAAAATTAGAAACCCCATCAACAACTGTCGCCATTAAGCCAACAAAAAATGCCAAGACTGGGTTAAGAATGTCCCCTATTTTTACCTTTAAATCAAGTATCTTAATGCCCAGTTCTGCTTGTTTGTCAATTAAAGTACCAGTAAATCTCTCCGAAGAACCTAGTGTCAAGTTTGTCAAGTCCATTGTACCCCTAAGCTTGGCCATATCATCGGTAATATCCTTTGTCGCAACTCCTTCCTTTTCCAAAGCTATCCGACCTTTATCTATAATATCCGACCAGTTTTCTGACATACCAGACATATTTCCCAATGCACTATTTCCAGTAGCATAGGCAAAAGACAAGTTTTGTACCGCCTGAGCAAGTGAGATGTTTGCCGACTTGCCTGTTATGGCTTCGTTTGTAAACCTCTTCATTAACTCAACCGATTGATCTAAGTTTAATCCTGATTTCAACAAGTTCTGTAAACTTTCAGCCGAAGCACCAACGCCAATTCTTAAACTTTTCCCAAGTTCTGTCGCCTTCTCTTTGGCCACGTCCGCACTAACACCAAATTTACCAGCGATAATGTCTAAAGAAATCATCGCCCTTTCAAAATTAGAGGCTTCCAAACTAGCTTGCTTTCCAAAATCAACTATTTTACTAATCGCAAATGCGCCAGCTATAACACCACCAAGTTTTGTCATCAAAGACCCCAATTTGCTTGTACTCCCGCTTATTTCCCCGATACCTTTTTGGAAATCGCTTGTGTCTGCTTTAATTTTGGCAACTGCTGATCCTATCTCAAACATATACTTATTTTACACCAAGATGGCTTCCTTTCGCCAATGATCGTTTAAAATTTTCAAAGGAATTAACATCTAACCTTTCGGGGTGGTCTGTTTCTGAGAAGAGTCTTTTTCTGAGTTCTTTTGGGTCTGATTGTGTTGCTACTGACTGAATTATAATATTATCTTTTCGTCTGTCTGAAATAATATCCAAAAAAATCACCCCCTCATAAAAGCCAATATCATTTATAGCGTCCCACCCATACTCGGAAGAAATTATGTCGATTATTGTGTAGACGGTGTATTCTGCACCTCTATCTTTGGTTTCTCCTTTAGGGTGAACTCTTTTTTTAGCTTTTCTATCGCCTCAATAAACCTATTTTCTTTTATAACGGCAATAAAAATGTCAATTAAGTCGCTCATTCCATATTCATTCAGTTTTTCTACACTTATGCTGGTAGCTTCTGAAAAGATAGCAATAACGTCTGGTAAACAATTCACAATAATCTCTGGGGCTAATTCAAACAATTCGTCATTCTTTTTCCCACTAATATCATTAAAATATTTTGGCAATACTTTTATTTTCTTTAATAGGTCTGGGTATTTTCTTATCGGGATAACTTTAATTTGCACTACTGAGTTCTGTATTTTTAATTCCATAATTTCTGACCACTAAGGGTACTTATAAAAAATTAAGCGGTGGAATCACCAATGAAACCAAGGTAATTACCATCAGATTTGCTTTCGTCTAAAAGGGCTTCGAAAGTAACCTCAATTATTTTCTCTTCATCAATCATGTGTTTTAGGGCAACGGTTGAAGCAACCACGGCCTTATGAATCACGATATCGTGCCTTCGAGTACCTTCACTAATTGGGTGGAGTACAAGTTCTTTTGCCTCTGTAGAGCCAACTTTACCTGCATTTGCGCCAATAGTTAATCTTGCGTCGGCCGCACCAGCCTTACTACCAAAAGGCATTCCCACTTTTAGGTTAGCCAGTGTGTATTCTGCAAGGGGTATTTTGGCTGATAACTTTTCACCGATTAGATATTTTTCGACTGCTGTTTCGCCATATTTATCGACTGAGACGTCTTTGAATGAGGGTTCGTAAGAAACCTCGACGCCACCTTTGGTGTGACCAAGATCAACACCGTTGAAAGAAACGCTACAAACACCGAGTTCGACATTAGTTATATCAGACATATTTATTCACCTTCTTTTTTAATAATTTTTAACACTTCTATTTTACCTGTTTTCTTCCATTCATTCAAATCAGTAAAGTTAAAATGGTTTACCTCACCACATCGTGGGCAGATATAACAGATTTTACCCTTGACTCTTTCGTAGCAGATTAATTTTCGACAAGTAGTACATCTCAATTCCCTATATAACTCATTATTGATTTCGATCATCTAGTTCTGGTTTGAAAATTAATAGAGAACATATCAAAACCATTAAGATCTCTCCCTATATGCCCACCCTCACTTAACGCAAGGACAAAGTAACAATATTGGCCACCAGTGACAAACTGTAAGTTACTTTTTTGGTGAAGTAATGATCTAATAAGATCGAGTTTGGTCTTACCCAAATCATAATCAGTACTTCTAATTAAAATCTGAAAAGTAGGTTCTTTTGTAGGTATATACTGATCTGGTTGAGAACCACCAGTGTCGAGAACGGCAATACAAGTATCTGGGGAATCTGGTAAAGTACCAACAAATATATTAGTTGCCACTGTGCCTACCCCGTTGCTGGCTAAATAGTCAGCTATATTATCAATTAAGTGACTCATTTAAAGATGTCTCCGACTAAATTAGTATAAATGTTTTTAAAAATGTTTAGGTTGTTTTTTAAAGGATCTTCAAGATATTTACCCTTCCTTCCGTTTTTAAAATTATACTGAGGGTTCTCGTGCAACCTCGAAGCATATACTTTATTATAACCCACCAGCCTCTCCTGTTCATTATCGCCTTTTTCTACATGCCCACTACTCTGTAGCGCCCCTGTATCTAAGGGTACTTCTCCTTGACTCAATCTTAAAACTTCGTTGGCAATCTTTTCAACGGCCTCACCACTTTTTAGGCGGGTAAGTCTCGTCAACCTCTCAACACCACTCTTTAGACCATCTAAATTTAACTCTATGTAGAAGTTTCCAGCCATTTTATTAACTCCAACTTTAAATGGTTAATGTTACCCTCTCCGTCAATAGCTTCACTTTTTGAATAGACTTTATAATTGTCCGAACCGTAAGTTATCTTGTCGTTAATATTTATAGATAAAGAACCCTTGCAATAAACAATTGCTTCAATAGTAACCAACTGGCCGTTTGGCAGTAGCTTCTCTTTGTTCTTTTTTTGAAACCTAGCGTTTTGGTCAGTGCCAGTTCCAAATGTAGCCCTACCATATCTATTGTTGGCAGTCTTTGTAGCTACTGTTATTGTTTGATTGAAAAACCCTACAGGATTCATACCTCTATTTCTCCGACAATGTTCCTAATTCCATTTAGAAGCATTTTAGCTTTTGGGGCAATTAGATCATTGATACGATTTCCAGTACCAGACTTGCTATAAGAATAATCACCAATTGACTCACTTTGTATGTTTGCCTTGTTAGTAGAAAAGAAACTATCTCCCATGTTTATTTTATATTCTACTTGGCAGGCAACCGCTCTTTTTAATTTCTCGGGAATAAATTTGTACCAAGTGTTTGGCACATTCTCACTATCAAAATGAGCGTCTTCTAATCTTGGAAATTTACCTAACTGAAAGATTCTATAATAAGAAGTACTATCTAGGGACACACTAAATTCTTCTGTGGTTAGCACTCCTGCCAGTGTACTGCTAAGACACATCTTTCTCTCTCCCTGACCAATTCCGCCTATAATTTCAACCATACAGTATTTAAAATAGTCTTTTTGAAACAAGTTCTGATGTTTAGTTTGTAGTGTCAAAGATGTGGTAGAGCCACCCGTCGCCATCCCCCTGTATTCTACTTCAATCGCCTTGTCTTGAAACCCGACATAAGCGTCAATTAATTCCTCCGCCTGCGATATTTGATCTTCCGCTTCATCGTCATCTATTACCGTGATATCGGCAAATTCTTCCAGTTCTGCGATTGTAAGATAATTTCTTTTACTAGCCATTTTTATATATCCAATTTTTAGTTAATTTATTATACCATTTGAAATTGTTCGGTTGTTGGAAGGTCGTATCGTTTTTGTTTTCCCATTTATCTTTAGCCCCGAGATCGCTGACAAACTGAGTGTTGTTTTTTTCATACCATTGTTGCTTAGGTGAAGGACTCGGTGAGAATGATGAGGATGGACTTAGTGAAGGTGATTGAGATGGAGAGGCCGATGAACTTGGTGATTCACTAGGTGATTGTGACGGAGAAACAGAACTTGAGGGGGATTGGCTCGGACTAATAGAAGGACTTTGGCTCGGACTTGTGGATGAGGACGGTGAAACACTTGGTGAAACAGACGGACTGCCCGAAGGGCTAGCTGATGAAGAAGGTGATTTGCTTGGCGACTCGCTTGGGGAAGCTGACTGGGAAACACTAGACGACGGTGATAATGAGGGAGAGATAGAAGGACTGGCGGACGGAGAAGATGACGATGATGTACTTGAGGACGGAGAAAGGCTGGCGCTATTAGAAGATGATGGACTAGCTGATGGGGACACGGAAGATGACGGACTTAAAGACGGACTGCTCGAAGAACTGGGTGATAATGATGATGACGGGGAAACGGATGGGGATTCAGATGAAGAGGGACTTTTGGAGGGACTTTCTGACGAACTTGGAGACACTGACGGTGACTCACTTGGTGACTCGGATGGAGAAATTGAAGATGATGGAGATAGGCTGGGTGACTCACTTGGGGAAACGCTTGACGATTCACTAGAAATTTCCGACGGAGAAACACTACTAGACGGGCTTAAAGAGGGTGAGACTGATGAAGAAGGTGAACTAGAGGGGCTCTCACTTGGAGACGATGAGGGGGAGGTTGATGGTGAGTTTGACGGGCTCTCACTAGGAGACTGCGAAGAACTTGGACTTACTGACGGACTAACAGACGGCGACTCTGACGGAGACACGCTAGAAGATGGGGACGAGCTTGGACTTTCGGACGGGGATTCAGACGGAGAAACAGAACTACTTGGTGACAAACTAGGTGAAGCCGAAGACGACGGCGAGACAGATGGCGAGATAGACGGAGAATTAGATGGAGAATTTGACGGGGAAACAGATGAACTTGGGCTGGTAGAAGGTGATTGCGAAGAACTGGGGCTCAAAGAGGCGCTAGGACTTAAACTAGGTGACTGAGAAGAAGAAGGTGACAAGCTTGGGGAAGTTGATGAGCTCGGGGACTCGCTCGGACTTTCACTTGATGATTCACTGGGACTTTCCGAACTTGAAGGAGATAGTGAAGGTGATTGGGAAGGAGAGTTGCTAGGGCTACTAGAAGGACTTAACGACGGGCTTTGGCTTGGAGATTCACTAGGACTAACTGATGTCGATGGTGAGGTTGAAGGACTTTCCGAAGGGCTAACCGACGGTGAGATTGAACTGCTGGGTGAGAGGCTTGGAGATTCTGATGGTGATTCACTAGAGCTTGGAGAAAGCGAAGGAGACACCGAAGGACTTTCGGAGGGGCTCACCGAACTACTAGGGCTTAAAGAAGGTGACTCGCTGGGACTTTCAGAAGGACTTTCACTAGAACTCGGAGAAAGAGAGGGGGATTCAGATGGCGACAAAGAAGGGGAGATAGAACTTGAAGGGCTTGTACTCGGGCTTTCGCTCGGTGAAGTACTGGGAGATTCACTGGCAGACGGAGATAAGGAAGGGGATTCTGATGGAGATTGCGAGGGAGAGTTTGAAGAACTAGGACTTAAACTAGGGCTAGTAGAGGGAGAATTTGAAGGAGACTGTGAACTAGAGGGACTCAAAGAAGGGCTAACACTTGGGCTATTACTGGGAGAGATACTAGAACTTGGGCTTCGTGAGGGAGAATTAGAGGATGACGGACTACGACTAGGAGAGTTGGATGAAGAAGGACTAATAGACGGTGAATTTGAGGGAGAGGTGGAAGGACTGTTTGATGAGGATGGGGATAAACTAGGACTTTGAGAAGGGGAAAGAGATGGGGACAAGCTAGAACTAGGGGACAATGAGGGACTTTGAGAAGAACTAGGGCTTGGTGAAGGCGACTCTGACGGGCTTTGGCTTGGAGAAGTAGACGGAGATTCGCTAGAACTTGGTGATAAAGATGGAGAAGCTGAGGGTGAGGCTGATGGACTTGGAGAATTTATAGTTCCGTCATAAAGACTTCCGATTTCGTCAGAAGTTAAGATTCGACTAAAAACAGCCAATTCATCCAAAACTGCGTCAAGCCCAACAGTTGCCTCTGTGCTTGCACCAACACAAAAAGTTGCCGTGCTATTATAGACAGTAGTCCCTATACCTCCCTGAACCAAAGTTCCTGCCTCACCAACACCGTTTTTGTAAAAAGTGCATGAATCTGAACTTATGTCAAAAGTCACTGCAACATGTGTCCATCTGCCTGTTGACACCGTAGACGTACTTTTTAATTGGATTGCATGTCCACCAGACCAGTCGTTAGTACCATTATCTGTAACACTAACGTACAATTTATTATCGGAGTTTATAAAAAACAAATAAGCTCTCTGGTTAGATGTGCCGTTCCACTTACCACATATATACCCGATACCAGTGGCGGTTTTTTTTATCCATGCTGAGATTGTAAAATCGCCAGACAAATCTAAATCAGTCTGTGAACCATCTGATATGTAAGCATATTGTGCCGAAGACAAAACCAAATTTAGTCCTTTTCCGAAAAAACCAGTTACATAAGACGGAGAACCAGAAAGGGTTAAATCATTGTTATTTTCGGTTGTGTCCAATGAATTGTCTTCGAATCTCCAATATCCAGCCAGATTATCATCATTCAACAGTCCAGTAGTGTTTAATTCTACTGAATTTATTGTACCATCATAAATACTGGCTACTTGGTCAGACGATAAGGCAAGCCCGTTAAAAACAGCCACATCGTCAAGTGACCCAGTTACAAAAGAAATTGCCCCAGTGCTAAATGGGTCTCGACAACCAAACCGAACGACGTTTGTCGGGTCATACGAAGGGGCATTTGACCACGCCTTTGTTGTCTGAAGTGAACCATCGACGTAAATTTTCAAATTCGTTCCGTCCCATGTACCAGTAATCATGTGCCACCCACCATCGCAAACACTTGCCGTACCCACGCACTGAGCCCAGTCCGTATTTTCAAGAGTGCCAGTATCTTTTCCTGAAACCAAGACTGCGTACCCAGAAGAATTTACATCTAACATAATTCCTGCGGTATTTGGTGTAACCGTATATGACGCAAAAATGGCCTGAATTGCTCCTGTTGTAGAGCTTTTTATCCAAGCATTAATCGAGAAGTTGCCCGTCGGCTTAAAATCTGCATGGTCTGAAATTGAATACCCGTCATTACCATCTAAATCAACAGCCCCACCAAAAACACCATCCCCCTCCGCTGGGTCAGATATTGCCGTCAAAGTGTGACCTTGACTACTACTATCTGTAGTTAAAGCCCCAGATTCAAAACGATAATATGATTTGAGATATGTGCTATTAAAAAGACCTGTGGTTATGATTTCCGCTGAAGCCATAATTAATTATACCTTTTCTCTCGGTCTTATCCCAACAATCTTTTGACATTATCCCATTCGGAGATAGTATCAATCGTGCCTTCCTGCCATCTTTTGGGTTTACGTCTAAACTGGTCTATCCTCCACCTTTTTCGACTAACATTACTTCCATGAGTAATGTCTATACTAGGCTTAGGAGAATAAAAAGTCTTGAAGGGGTATGAATTTTCCCACTTAATTCTTCCATGGGTCATCGGTTCGAAACCTATCTTTAACATAGAAAACTCTTTAAACTGGTCTTTTTCCATTAAAGCGATTCTTTCTTTAAAATGTTTAATAGCAATATCTCTGTAAACTACCAATCCCGATAAAGGTGAACAGTCATAACTAATAGCAAAACCATCGTTAAGTCTTAAAAACCAATAGTTTTCCTCGTAATACCAAGTGTTTCTATCTGGTGGAGTAAAGGCAAAATGTTCTGGGGGATACAAGACATCATGCTCACAAAAGAACACAATGTCTGTATCCAGCTCCTCTAAAGCAGTTAAAATTTGTTTAGTCATGGTCAAATACCCTCTCTCGCCTTTAAAAACTTTGTTCTTACCAAAATCCATCGGTTTTAGAGAACAGGACACTATTGGTAATTTATGGTCTCGACAAGCACTTTTCCATAATTGTTTCTGACAAGCTTTCATAACCTTCTCATCTAACTGATTATCTGTGTAATATATGACCCCTTTTGTGCCTGATAGCTTCACTATAGGCTCTGTGCTTGACGTTTTTTCGACTACTGGTACTTTTCCACCTATTTTTTTCAAATCATCTTCTGTCCATTTTGGTACTGGCCAGAATTTCTCTACTAACCAACTAATTGGTCGTTCACCTTTAAATCTCCCATCAAAAAACATCTCCCGTGCAGTTTTTTTCGCATTTGAAATCTGACCCTGTCCTAGCAAGTATGGAAAACCAAAATCCCCTCCCTGAGTTCTAAATAAATGCGCATACCAAGTCTTATGGTTTATTATCACCCTTCCGCCAGAAAGCCAAGTCTTACACGCCACCTCGATTCCTTGAGAACCCCAATTGCCAAAGTTTTCATCACAAATATTAAGCTCCCAATATTTATCTCTAGTCAACATAAAACAAGAGCCTTGAAGGGACATGCTTTCAGTTAGGTCTCCTTGGTCTTTGTACCATTGTCTATTTTTACAATCATTGAAATATTGAAAGTGAGGTTCTGGGTCAAAACAATACGACGTGGATGAAGGGTTAGTTTTAGCAATCCAAACAACGTCCTTTTCCGTCGGCTCACCACATACTTTACAGACTCCGCTTGGGCTTTGATATCTGGTATGTCCATTCTTACACTTCCAATTAAATGCATGCAAATTCCTCATTATCGGGGCGACAGTCCAGTCATCGTGCATATCAGCCATTAACTTCACGTCAAATCCCTGATCGAAGGCACAATGAGCGTCTACTTTCATCACATATTTTGCTTTTGATAATCGGCAAAGTTGATTGGTCATTGCCCTTTGGCCAATTGACTCGGAAACATGAACAACAGTTACCCTAGGATTGTCTTTTATTGGAGTGGCAGGCCAATTTCCATCACAACCGACTATAATTTCTGTATTACCTTCTATGTGTTGCAAAATGTCATCTATCGTTCTGACCAAAAACTCCTCGTTTCGGGCTGGTATTAAAATAGATAAATCGTACATAATTTAGTATAACAGCCTAACCAACCCACTCCTTGTTCTTTTTAAGGATTCCCCGTGTAATTTGTGGATTATAACCGAGGGATTCAGCAAAAGCACACCAAGCATAAACATCCTTTGGAATACATTTAGAGCTCATGCCTCTTTTTTCTGGGTATATAAAAGTAAACCATAAATTAAATCTTGGATCATCTCCGTAAACTGCGTCTCGAATTTGGTAGTAGTCGACTCCCGAAATTTCGCAAACATCATATAATTCCTGACACTGGGCAACCTTGAAGGCAATAGCTCTATTTTCGCTTAGTTTGATTATCTCCGCCTCCAATGAAGATACTTGGCGAATAGTTACGTTTGCATTATAAACCTCGGTGTATAGGTCAATTAAATCCCTCCTTGCTTCTGGTTGTCCGCCGATAATTAAAAATGGCCTAGCCTTTGGATCTAATAATGGATGTTGCGGTGTCTCACCTAGATACTCTGGCTGAAAGACTATTTTTTTGTTATATTTTACCGACCAATTTAGGGTGTCGTTTGGGTTTACTGTTGATCTTATTACAATAAGAGGACACTTACACCACTCAACACATTCTTCAACAATTGAAGTGTCCAGCCTACCTTCTTCTATACAAGGGGTTGGAACTCCTATAAAAGCCACGTCACAATTATTTACGTCTTCCTTTGTAACATTATTTTTTAACATCGGATCGTAAATTGTGGCCTCTGGGAACAACTTCCCCATTGATTTGCCTACCCACCCGAAACCGATTATCGCTATTTTTTTCATAGTTTGTTTGGTTGTGCAACAGGCTCATAACTTAAAGAATGAAACAAACCTTTTGGGTTTAGATCATAATTCACGTTATATCTACCTATTGGAAATATATAAATTTTAGAACCTACGATTGGTTTAAGACCGTACTTGACGGCATAATGATTCCACCTCGTATTAAAATATGAGTCCTCGCCTTTCTTTGAAGTGGCATGATGTCCGTAAGTACAAGCCTTCTCTGGGTATCCGCCGAGATTTTCAAATGTAGATTTCTTCATACAAAAAGTATTCCCGTGATATGAAGCATATAAACCCCTCTTGGAAGTAAAACGTGATTCATCTATCCCGTAATCTTTCAAAACTTGTTTTTCCTGAGTCAAGCACCCATCTTCATCCAAAACTGCCAAAAATCTAGGGAAAATCATTTTATCACCAGTAAAATTATATGAGTCCATTATTGCCTCGTAAGACAATATGTGATCGGCGTCAGTCATTAAAATATACTCACCAGACGATTCCTTTACCCCCCTGTTTCTCGCCAACCCCTGAGTCCAAGGGCGTTTATCATTTGTATAGATAATCTTCAAGTTTTTTAAGCTATAGCCCTCATGTCGGGGAGAACTGCCATCGTCTACTAGTATAAATTCTATATCGTCGGGAAGTTGGAGTTTGGAGAAAAACTTCATTTGCCTCTCTATGACACCGTGACTGTTATAGACTGCTATTATTATTGATAGTTTCATTTTACATATAGCCAACACTTGTTGGAATTATTGGTTGTTACAAACCAAGGTTTAATTTTATAAGATTTCATCCACCCATCGACGGCATTAATAACATTCATGTCCTTCCAACGTCTACTATTTGAGTAATCATCAAAGTCGTGTCCATATATAATTCCGCCCTTTTTTACCTTTTTTGACCACAAGGCGATATCTTCAACGACGTATTCATAGGCGTGGTTTCCGTCTATAAACACAAAATCTAACGACTCATCGGGAATAGTCTTGACCACCCAATTACTCCACCCTTGAATTAAAGTAGCCCTATCACCATATTTTTTATACACCTCGATGGATTCTCTATGAGCGTCTTTTATATCTTCCCTGTGGTAATCCTTGTATCCTGTGTACACCTCCCAAGCGTCTACACCTATTAGTTGCAAGTTTGGGTTTCTGTCTAAAAGATGTCTCGAATACGAAGCCCTATAAACACCAATTTCAGCCCCTTTGTTGAAGCCTAGTTCACACAAAAGTTTTGGTATGTCCTTAAATCTCCCTATTGCCAACATTATCGGGGATGGTTGATTTAGGTCAATGTTAAATTTTTTGACGATATAATCTAAAGTTTCCATAATTTTTCTTTCCAATTTGATGGCCACGACGGCATTAAAGGGAATTGCTCAATTAAACTAATAAAAAAGTCCTTGTTTTCGACCATCCATTTGCTATAAGAATAAGCATAAGATTTTCTGTTTTCGTTACGGCTCATCCAGTACATCCTTCCATACTTTTGACCTTTGTGGAGATGGGCATACCAAGTGTTCTTGTTTGTTACCACCCTTCCGCCGTTCAACCATGTAGTAAAAGAAATTTCCTCCGCTTCTTGACCCCAGCCAGTATATCCCTCAACTTGCATAAAACCCATCTTGTTAAACCAATCTTTTTCCATAAACCAACACGAACCCTGAAACGTGATAGTGTCGTCGATGGGGATATCCCACCTCTCTAGCGTCCTCTCATCCCACTTAAAACCGTGAATACCAAGATCAGTAAAAAGAGGTTTGTACATAATATATTCGTAATCTATTGGTGGTCGATTATCGCTCTGGGTTTGTAAGCACCAATTCTCTGCGTCCAGCCTATGTCTTCTTGGTATTTGCACCCAATTTGGTTGACTGTCCTTAACCAGCTGTTCATCAAACCCTTTAGCGAACATGCAATGTGCGTCAACAGACATAACATATTTACCAGTACAAATTGAAATTGCATGATTTATTCCGTGTCTTTTCTGGGTGTATGTGACTTTTGGAAGTCGGATATAATTTACTCTTGGATCTTTGACAATCTCCTCGGCTGGTGGCTCGTAACCGTCTAAAATTGGGAATACCTCTATTTCACCTGTCGCATTTTTTAAAATGTCCTCAATCGTATTTTTTAAAAAGATCTCGTTTCTCGATGGAATAACAATGCTTACTTTATCCATAGTCTGTTATATCAACTTTGACAAAAAATGTCTAATGATCTTCTCTTCCTTATCAAAGTCAACCTTATTTTTAAAATTATAATATGAGTTGTTACATAGTTCTTTCCATTGCCGAGAGTAATATTCAATCTTATTCTTTATCTCCAAGGGGTTTAAACCGTCAATACAAACACACGTTTTTCCGTCTATCATTAAGTCTTCTCCCAACTTACCAGAATAATACTCCTTTTTAACAATCATTGGCCTACCACAAGCACTAGCATTGTGAATTATGTGACCGTAACCATCACCGCCCTTTTTCGTATGCCAAATAAAGCCAGCCTTTGCAATTGTTTTGGCGACTTCCGCCTCACCATGCGCCTGTCCATCACGACACTGACCGCCCATGCACTTAAAATTCCACTCTGGCATTAGTTTTTCAACCTTTTGGAATAGCTCCCAATCCTCTTTAAACATTCCGTCATTAGAGAAGCAATTAACTAGCGAAGTGATGTTAGGTTCGAACACCTCACTAGAAGCCCTAGAAAAGACGTTTGTGTCAAATTCTTGATGATATACCACACTATTCTTGTTCGCTATGGCTATGCGAGAAGAGCACATGATATTGTCAGCTTTTTCGGCCTCCCCGACCCACTGATTGCCAATTTGGAAAATAAGTTTAGGTCTTGACCAGTGTTCTTTGCATAACTTTTTAAACGGTTCAACATGTTTTGGAATTGAGGCAATTATGATCCCGAAGTTCATCTCCCTAAATTTGTCTAAGGTAATTGCCCTATTTGTCTTTAAAGAGGATATGTCGTGGCAAATGTAAACTCCGCTTTCACCAGTAATAACATCATTCACGGGGTCGGTGTTGTCTGGGGTAGCCCCATTAACATCCAAAAACTGTGCTACCGTGGCTGGGTGATCGTAAACCTTCCAATATCCTTCATCAAACCACTGTCTGCCGATGGGTCGATAAACTTTCCACCCCAACCTCCTCTCAAATAATAGAATTAATGAATTAAGAAGTCCTGCATGATGGAAATCACATAGCACGTTCATTTTCTATCTAAGTATTCTTGGCATACTTTTATAAAGTTAGGATGTAGTGTTTCCTTGCTGTTTAGAGAGTCGGCAATGTATTTATCAAACCTATCTACTTCATAGTTTGGAACTCCGCCATTTGCAATTAGACTAAAATTACTGCTAAGCCCATTTAAGTGTTCGTATAGTCCAGCGCTAATTCTAATCACCGAAATGTTCTTTATGTCTTGCTGAAACTTATAAAAATGATCTGCAACGCCTGGGGTAATGCTAAAGTCTCTCCTTGTTTTGTCTACGACAGCTCTTTTAGCAAAAATACAACAAGGGTGAAGCCTATCCCCTTGATATGCGCCAATTACGTTTACGTTATTTAAGTCCATTGTAATTTGGCTGATATATTCCCAAAACTCTTCATTGGGGTAAAAATCTTGTTCTGTAAACCACACCCATTCAGAACTACACAAAGTTAGCCCAAAGTTTGTTGATATATTTCTCCAATCTTGTCCTGAAAGAACAGGTGGGGACTTAACTACCGTGCAATAACCTCCCATTTCCTCTTTTATAAAATCACTGTAGTCATACCCTTGATTTGTCTCGGTGATGACAATAATGACATCTTTAAACCTATTTCTGTTTTCCCTTATAAATTTTCGCCACATTGGATAATCGCAATTTCTTGGCCAACTAATTACAATATCTGGTACGATCATAGTCCTAACTCCTTATATGCTTTTTGTCTTTTTAACACCGTTTTTCTGTGAACTCCGCTAAGAGCATAGATTCTATCTAAAGCTTTTCGGTATTCTTCCCTAAATTCACATATCTCGTTCGGATCTGAATTATCGTAAAATGTTTGCCACCACTGTATTCTTCTTGCCCACTCATCTATGTGTGCCTCGGCCAACTTAAACTCTCTTGGTTCAACACAAATCTTTCTATTTGAAAGACTTATTCCCCTATCATCAACCAAAACTCCACCAACACCACTACTCAAACTTCCTACATGAGTCCAAGCCGATAAACCATTCCATAGATACTGTCGTTTTTCCCAGTGAACCAAGTCTTCGGGGCTACCATGATATTGTTGTAGGCATAAGAACTTTAATCCTTTAGACCTTAATATGAGGCTAGTGTTTACAAAAGTGTCTCCATATCCAGTTTCTTTCATCACATAATTCAATGGTTCTACAACTTCACCCTTCTCCCAAGCCTTGGCCTTAAAGTGCCTATCAGTGTCTAACAATGTCTGTGTCTTACAGAAAAAGAAACATGGCCAAAAATTACATCCATGATCCCCCAAACCCTCATAATCAACTCCCCACTTTCTTTTGGCTTCTTCTAGTATTTCAAAAGCACAACTGCCCCTCTTCGAGCCAACACAATCCACCTCTCCGTCCTCAACGTGTTTAAAACAAGAATCAATATGGCCTTTCTTGAAGACATAAGCGTCATCTTCGACCAGCATTACATATTCTTCCTTGCACATTTCCAATAAGATTTTGATGGCGTCACCATGTTCTATTTGGTGGTCTATATATACAAAACTAGCCCCGTATCTTTCGAGGAGTTTTTGTTCGTACTCTATGACCTCTTTCTCTATGCTCGAATTTAAACAAACATATAATTTGTCGACTTCATCCTTATAGTATTTGGCATAGTTCTCAAGCCAATATTTTAATAGGAACGGGTCGCACGGGGTTGGTAATAAAACTGCTCTACTTCTCATATTTATTAAAATTATAATCGGATTCGCTGACCTTGTAAAAGCCAGTTAGACCTCTTGGGGTTGGCAAGTGGAACACGCAAACCGAGCCGTCGAGAACCAGCTGACTGATTGGAGCAGGTATTTTTCCGAATGGCCAAGCAAAGCCGTGTTCCTCGTTAGGAATTTGGTGCATGTGTCGGTGTAAGTCGTGGATAAATATGTAACCACCTTCCTTTAGGTGTGGGAAAAACTTGATAAATTCTGCAAATCTTGTCTGGGGTTCAGTGTCTAATAATATAAAATCATACTTAATTGTTGGCTGATCCCCACCGATGGTTTCTTGGATGGTGGCATTAGAACCTCTCCAATCTTCTGGGATTTTAAAATCTTTTACATCACCAAAATGGCATTCAACAAAATCTTGAAGACCCATCTTTTCAATTCTACGTTTAGCTTCTACATAAATAACTGGCAAAAACTCAACTGTATCCAAGTGCCCTTTATTATTATCCTTCAAAGCCATCCCTAGATAGGAAGCACCAACGGCAACATGAGTCCCTGTTTCTAGTACAAATTCTGGTTTTAAAACTCTCAAAAATCCGTATAAAAACTCTCCGACCTCACATTCAATACCAGCGTCGTTAAACGCTGTGTATTCAGAAGTGGTTTTATTCCACTCTCCCTCATTGTGGACAACTAAGCTGGTATCTTTTTCTTGCAATTCTTTTGTGATTGTCATTTGTCTAAGTTTAAATATTTTAACCATTGATTCTTAATAGTTTCCTTACTAAACAACTTAATTGCCGTTTCTCTTCCCTTTTTACCTATTTTTTGGGCATAATCCTTGTTGCTTAATAAGATTGAAATGTAGTCCTTTAATTTGTCAATTTCATCGCTACAAAAACCGTTTACACCATCCTCGATAATCTGATCTACCTCATAGAAGTCTAGCTGTTCAAACTTCTCAATATTAGCAGTCTTTTTTCCGATTGCTAAAATGGGAATACCAGTCATCATGGCTTCAATAAATGATAGCGTGTAGCAAGCGGGGTAAGTTCCACCATAGGCGTATGCTCTGGCGTCCCTCATCTTTCCCTTCATTAACTCATAAGGCAATTCTCCACCATTCAAAGATCCAAGATCATCATTTCCATTACCATATACTTTTGAGTTAAAACCTTCCATCATCTTAATAATTTCATCGTGGTGGCAGAAATCACGCCTACCTTTCAAGCTTTGGGTGAAGTTAATGACTAAGGGGTCATCACCATTCCAATCTTTAAATTCGTCTGGGTCTTTATAAAATCTAATCATAGCCGTCTCACCAGCATAATTAGGCAAATTCTTTTCCATTGGGGAATATCTAACCACTTCCAAACCCTCGTCAATCAATGGCTTTAATCTCTTCTCTAGTCCACCAGTAGACTGTCCTATTGACCTAAAGATAACTCTTTTGTGTTTAATTCTTTGCCAATTCTGAAATAAAACATCGGGGCTATGCATAATCATTATCACATCAAAAGGTTCTATTAGTTCTGGGGGAAGTTCTGTCCGTGGGGTACTTCGTGCAATTTGGGCTAAATCTTCGTGGTAAACCATTCCCTCTATTGCGGGACGGGGTAGAGTTATATGTCCCTTCGGGTCAATATAAGCCCCGTTCGAAAAGACATCAATTCCCATTTCGGTAAACAACTTAACTTCGTCATATTCAAGAATAGAATGGCAGGAAATATAGTGTAGTTTCACTTTCCTAAATAATTCATAACGGTACATACTTGAACATCGTCACTTCGATTTTGACAGACAAGTACTTTTGGCTTATTGGCTATGTGAACGTAATAGGCCAATACAAGAATTAAACAAATGTACATAATCGTTTCCATTTTTCTCATAATTGTTTTTGAATAATTTCTAATCTACTTTTCATTATGTCACCAACTACTGGTAAGTCAAATTCTCTCTTGACAGTTTTCTTTGCTTCCTTACCCATCTGGCTCACTATTTCCCTAGACTCAAACATATACCTCATCTTCTTTTTAACTTCGTCAATATCAACATCCGCCCAGTTCTGGTCTTGTGTGTACCAGATTTGATTTCTTGAATTTGCTCTTACTGGGATCATCTTTGGCTCAAGTAACAGTGAATCTACGTTTTGAGTTAGATATTCATGGCAACCACCACAATTCGTTGAGATTATTGGTTTACCCATTAGCATGGCCTCAGTCTGCGGTATTCCCCACCCCTCACCTCGATGTGTGCTAACATAAACATCAAATGTCTTGTGGAAGCGATATATCTGGTGTCTGTCCATTAACTCCTTATAAAGATATAAGGGGGCGTATTTACTCAAATTAAGTTTTCTCTTTATTGCTTTAACGTAATCGTCGATCTCTCTTTGTTTCTCTGGCCTAAAACTATCTACATAAGTCTTAATCGTTAAGCTGACGGGCTCTGCTGGGTCAAATTCAGTCCAAAAAGCCTCTAGTAGCGCCGACGGGTTCTTTCTCTCAGTCCATTCAAACATAGAATAGAATTTGAAGTCTTGATTATTCGAAACTAAATAAGGTTCTATTTCATCTGAATTAATCCTACAATCAATGGCCTCTGGTATAACATAGATCGGTTTTGTTACCCCAGCCTTCTCTATTGCTTTTTTATTAAATTCGCTGGCAGTCCATATCTCATCACAATACTTCTGAACATTATCAGCGAAATCTTTGGGGAGTTTATCTGTCTCCCAGATAACTCTTCCGATGTGGTATTTGCCTTCTTCGTAGTATTTAGAATATACGTTGGGAGTAGTGTGAAGTATTTTTATACCATAAGATATAGATAGGTCTTGTCGCTTACGACATTCCTCACCCAATTCACCAAAATCTGACACCTCCAATACATAGCTTGGCATTTCGGTTTTCACTTCAACCCCAGCACTCAACAGAGCGCCGACATCATGGCGACCAGCTTCTCCGTATCCCGAATAGTCTCTTAGTGCACCACAATATTTGATGTTCATTTTATATTTTTATATAGTTGTTCATGTTTTCTAATATAATTTCTTTTCCACATGACTGGCAGGTAACTTTGTTACCAATCATTTTACTGCTGGTGAAGATTGCATTATTGGTGCAAGCGGGACACACATATCTATATTTCATTTTCGGCTGATCGTTTGTTTTTTTTACTTTTTTCATATTTGTATAAACTATTTAACCTCACTTAATTGTAATACATTTGTTAGAGCTTTTTTTTCAATAGGCTTAGAATAGAGTTCCTCAACCATCTGTTTAAGCTTAATAGCCGTTTTTCTAAAAGTCCACTGTCTCACATACCGACTAGCTCTTTTGCCCATCTCTAAAGCTTCATCTTGATGTTCGTATATATAACGCATTTTCTTCCTCAGATCTTTCACATCACAAATCACCATCTTTCCAACATCTTCACCCTTATATTTATGATATAGGGCGGGGCAGTCTTCTTTAACTTTTACTTCATACATACATTCTTTATCAAAATATTCACTTATCCCGTGTGCATTGGGTACAATCGCAGGTAATCCAGTTGCCATACACTCTAGCGGAGTCATGCCAAATCCCTCACCCCTTGAAGGAAAGACGAAACAATCAGACTTATGAATCAGTTCAACTAACTCTTTCTCGCTATATTTTTTGCAAATAACTTCTATATTAGGGTACTTGTCTTTAATGATAGGAATTGGCGGACTATTCAGTGTCGTCTTTAAAACCAACTTGACTGGTTCTGATTTATCAAATTCTTGGGTAAATGCCTTAAATACCTCTAAAAAACCCTTTCGAACATTAAATGCGTTATAGTGCAAAAAAACAAATGGTTCATGCTTTTCGCTTTTGTTCTCTCTCTCTTTAAAAGTATATACATCATCGTCGTAGCCCAATGGAATAACATCGGCATTAACACCAGAATTTTTGAATACGTCTCTACACCATCTACTGGGTACAATCACCTTGTCGGCAGATTGTAAGTATTTTACCCAATCGTCTGGTATTTTAGTACTCTCAAACATCGTATAAATCACCTTGAATGGGTTTTCCATTTTTAGTACGGAATATGGATTATGAAATAGTAGTCCAACGAGTTGTTTCTTAAAAACACGGGATATGTCTACGTCTAGGTTGACCAATTCTTTGACAATCTTATCGCTGGCTACTCCATAACCATCTTTGCCACCCTCAACTACCGTGGACAAGTAAATGCCTCGAACAAAATTGTTTTGAATAACCTCTTCCCTTCTCGTTGTTACCTTCTCTGCTATCTTATATCTTTCCATAACGAAATCTCTTTCTTCTTCTGGCGTAATCTTCTCAAATCCTTTTGTATTTAGGTATTTTTCGTATTCATTTGGCTTGTCTATGCAAACAATTCTTCCTTTCGGGTTTCTTAGATAAGGCATATCTTCATTTTACAATCATTTTATGTTTTGTCAACAACAAAAACCCCGCTCTTTTACAAGCGGGGTTATCGAGTATCGGTTAATTAGAAGGATTCCACTTCTACGAGTCTTCGATCATCTAAGATTGCAACTCCAAAGAGGACATCAAGTGTCAATTGGTGTGCACCGATATCTGCATTGTACCAGAACATCGAGCGAAGAGTGATCCCTGTTAAAGGATCGTTGATAACTGCTGAATAACCGCTGAATCCTTTTGGGGTAGGTAGTGCTCTAGTAGCCAAGACCATACCGTTTTTGGAATAAGCGAAGTTATGATAAGCAACGGGCGAACCAGATGTAGGAATCATTTGAGACTCAGAAACGAGCATGCTATAGGCTTTAATCATTTCACCTTCGGTGATTTGACCTTGCTTTCCAGTAGCGTCATATCGTGAGAATTTATCAGTACCGAGTAAGTCATTGTAGATCGTTGAATCACAATAGAAATACTTTTGCTCCAATTTAGGAACTTTTTGATCGGTAAAGAATTTTCGGATAGCTAACATTGAGGTGTCAATGGTAGTTTCACTTGTTCTGTTCCAAGTGAGAGTGTTTGTGATTTGTGGGTGGAGATCGACCAAAGACTGTTCAATGGCTTCTGAAAGAGCAATAGCTCCATCTTCTCCATATCTCATTTGTGTGTCTTGGTTTTCAAACACCTTAGTAACATCGTCAATTGTGAAGGTAACTTCTTTGTGTTTGTCCAAAGTAACTTCCTCGTAAGTGCCAGTTGGGTTTTGTTTTGTGAACGCAACACCAGCGACTTTATCGTTTGCTGTTACAGCACCAGTTTTTGGAACTTGGATTTTATCACCAATTTGAGCAGTAGCCCAATCACTATCTTTAGACACGGTTTTTGCCATGTTCAAATAGCTAGGTAATCTCTGTAAACATTTTTGGGCAATTATCGTCGGGATAAATACCGCATTTGTAGTATTGTTTAATACGTTTTCCGCCATATAAGTAAATTAAAAATATAATAGAACCTTTCTATTATGCCTACATATCTTGTTCGATTTGACCAGTTTTCATAGCTTCCAAAATTTCAGTCTCATGCTCTTGGTAGAACGCAACATTGCTTATTTGCGACTGTTTAAACTTTGGCGTTGCGTTGTTATTTGCAGGATTTGTCCCGTTCGCTAAAGTTGTGGAGTCAAAAAGGTATTTGTCATTTTCAGCCAAACCTTTTAGTGCTTCTTCAACACCTTCCACCGAACCGTCATCCTTAACAACGATTTTGCTTCTGTCAACTAATTTCAAAACTGTTTCAGGGTTTAAAGCTCCAAGTTTTGAAGCGCTTGCTCGAATTACACTGTCCAAAGATGATTGTTTAAGCTCGCTCTCCAATTTCTGGTTTTTCTCCTTTTCCATCTTTAGAGCTTCCTCAAACTTTTTATCTTCTTCAAGTTTCTTTAAGTCTGCTTCTGACTTTTCCTTAGCGATTTTTTCGCCTTCCTTGGCTTTCTCGTTAAGTGCCTTAAATCTGGGGTGTTTCCAAATTCTTTCATCTTCGAACACCTTGTCGATTTGGTCGTCTGTCAGTTTTGATATGTCAAAGGGCTTTGATAGTTCCTTTTTTTCATCTTCTAGTGTTTTTATTTTCTTTTCTAGTTCCTCGATTGTTTTAGGCATAATTTTGTCCTAATTCGTGTTTTACGTGCAACGCCACTAAAGGATAACAACTTAATTATATAACAATAGAAATTATTGTCAATCAAACGACTACTCTGCTAATTCATATTTTCCAGTTTTTGGATTGAAAGAACGTGTCTGTTTTGAGATCTCTGGGTCATAGACATTAATTGCATGTCGACAGTTAGGATGAAACAACCCGCTCTCTTCTGCCTCAGTCAAAGTTGGGTATCCCTTGGTATTTCCAGTCAAAGATAAAATCTTAGATTGCCATGGGGCACATAAAGGACAACTACTTGGATGACTAGACACTTGTACTAGATCATATTTATTCTCAACTACCCTATTAATTAACCCTCTATTGCGTGCTTCGGCGGTCTTTGTCCTAATTAACATGTCCGTGTACCTGTCCAGTGTCCATTTCCTCCCACCTTTATCTATTAAAGAAGCCAACCCTTGATCTTTAAGATATCCGTTTATGTAAGCACGAATTGCCTTTGTTGCTTCACCGCTTATCGCCCCCTCCGCCATTCTCATTTTAATTTCTTCTTTAACGGCCTTGTTTAGTAACATCTCAGCATTCCTTTTTACCCCAGTTATTCCACCAGCAAAAGCCTTAGAAGTATCGTCAATTAAATTTATAATAGCCTCTTGATGGAGAAGGTTAAACTGCATGTCGCCAATCAATTCAACCCCAAAGCTTTTTAGTTGCCTGTCTGCTTGATTAAAGCCTATTTTGTAATTGTTAGGGATTTCTTTTTCCAAAAAGTCTTGAACGTCCGCACCCAACTTAGTTAATATTATCTCAATCTGGCTCAAAATAGATCTTCTGTTGTAAATACCGAAATCAGTGGCGGTGGATATCTCCAAGACAATCTTTTTATATGCCCGCTTATAAAGCTTAATGATCTTGTTAATGTCTCTGTCTGGTAGACCAACCTCAATAGGGAAGAGCATTATTTACCTCCCTGTTTTTCCGCCTTTTTCTTCAGATCTTTAACTTGGTTAAAGGGATTGTTTTTCATATCAAAGCCATTGGTGGGCATTTCAATTGCCTTTTCATCCTTAATCTTTTTGGCCTTTTCTACTGCTGTGTCCCTGTCCACACCGTCAATTTTCATAATAGCGTCTTCAATTGTCTCCGTGCCTCCGTCTATTCTGGCGTTCTCGTTTTCAATTAATTCAGTCTCATCAGCAGGAATACCATCAGCCCATACAATCTCGGGTATGACTGGTTCGCCACTAAAGGCAACTCCACCAGCCTTCAATCCCCATGCTTTGGCCAACATCATGCTTCGATAGATAATTTCTTTAATTGCATTATCGTAATAAAGTCTCTTTCTTGCGGTCTTAGCGATGGTTCTTAACATCTTATACTTTAAAGCTCTACCGCTGTCAGACTGCCCCTTGCCCATGCCTAGGATATCTGGGGAAATTTCAGATGTCATCATCAAGAGCTCAACCATCTTGTCAATCTCATTAAACGCATTCTCTAATGAGGCGTCCCAAACAACATATTCTGGCTTACCGTCGTTTGCGTCTTGTACTTCTACCACACCCAAACTACCCTTTTTTACTTTTCCCTTCTCGTCTAGGATTCCAGTTGGGACAACAAGTAACGGATCACTGTGTTTGTCTAAAATGTTATCAATCTTTGAAATACGGTTGTTAATAGCAAAGAACAGGGTATCAAGATCATAGAAGTCACTGATTCCCCAGAACCTACTCACCGTCTTCCAGTTGGGAATATGAACTACCAGTTGGCGATTAATTTTTGTATCTTCAAAAGGTTTGGTTGTGGTGTCGCCTATCTCAGAAAAAGGAACTTTCTCGACTACCTTGTCCCCCTCCATTCTCCATAGCTCGTTTACAATCTTTTTAGGAAGGTGTATCTCTTTCCGTAGGTACTTTTTTGGCTTATTATCTTTATCAATAAAATCTATAATCCAACACAATTCTTTTACTTCTGGGTCTTCGTCAATGTTACTTAGGTTTATCTTCGGAAAATATATAGATGGTGGTAAATTCGACAAAATAATAGAACTATCTTCATCACCAGCCATCCTTTTACCAATCCTCAATTTAAACAAAATATCACCTAGGTAAGAATTAGATAAGGCGCTCTCGTATAATATTTGATTTAGTTTGTTTTCTTGGACAAATGAATCAAGCCAGTTTTGTTGCTCTTCACTCTCGACCTTTAATTTAATTGGCTCTGAAAAAAGCATGTCGGCAATGACTTTAGAAATTAATCCTGCGAAATTGGCCTTAACATAGCGAATCTTTGCATAAGCCTTGTTAAAATCCTTGTTGTTGTCAATTGCAATATTAAAGGCTGTAAAATGGTCGCCCATGAAAAGCTTTTCGTAATAGTCGTAACCACTTAGTCTCGGTTTATCACTCGTCTTAGGAAAAAGTACTTCTGATGTTTCTGCCATATTATTATTTTACTATAAATCTTGTGTTAATTATAAACCAGTATTGTTAGATTCCCAAGTTCTAGCGGGCTCTTTGTAGTGTTTAATCATTTGTAACGCTATAAATCCTGCAAATAACCTATCGTCATGTTTACCGTCAGCATGCTCTCTCTTTCCGTTTTCTTTTTTTACAAATGTCTTCATTTCCCCAAGAGTACCAGTTGAGTTAATTGTCAAAGTATCCTCTTCAAAAGCAATAATAAACTCGTCGATCATCACATCTCTGGTCTTAGAATTGGTATTCCAACCAATCTTCTTGGTCTTTTTGGCAGTCTTTTCGTCTATTGTGGTAGTAAAGAAGTAGTTATCATAAATCTTTGAAAGAAAAAGAATACAGGTCAACATGTTGTTTTCAACCCCTACATAAGCCTTATTGTAATAATCTCCTGCAAGTTTAGCCAAATCTGCTAATTCATCTGGTCTTATCTTTCCATAGAACTGTGCCACTTGGAATCTTGTATCTTTATCCCAAACGTCAATACATGAGGCGTCTGCACCTTCTCCATCACTTGGATCTACCCCTATTACATACTTATGTCCAATTATGACATTCTGCCAAACAATAAACCCTTTAGATTGTAGCGTCGGTATTCCACCCAATAATTGAGGGTTCGGCTTGGTGGCTTCAACCTTTTCAGTATCGAATACGTTACCAGCACCACTCTGAAAAGCCTCTAAAACAGTGATTGGGTATTCTTGCTTAAATAACTGTTCACCAGTTAGTCCCAATAAACCTTTGTCGCTTCTCATTAACTCCTTCATCTTCCACCTTCTCCAAAGCAGTTGACCTTCTGTTAAGTTGTACCTGACTTGGATCTCCGTTTCATACTGACTCTTCTCCCCACACTCCCCGCTTAAAGTGTATTCTGGGTTTTCATACCAAGCATAAAAAAATGCCCGATAGTCTAAAGGTGTTGGATGTGGATTGGTTCTAGCTTCTTCATAAACATCATAAAACTCATCAAAACCATTACCTGTTGTTTCCTCGCTTATTCTTCCAGATAATGGCACTGCTTGCTTAGAACCAGCATTCAACTCTTGACGATCTTTTATGTAGGCGCTCTCGGTTATATGTAGATTCTGAACAGTACCAGACCTTAGCTTCAATGCCACATAGATTGATGAGTCCAACTGCTCACCATCAAACCTAAACGTGAAGTCGTACTGCCGTTTAGTGTCTGTTTTTGTTTTGGGTTTTAGAAACTCTGGTAAGTTTGTATAAGCTCTTTTCACAATATCAAAGATCTTATCCACGGCCTCTCTCTCATGGCCTAGAATAGCGCAAGTAGTACCCTTAACCCACAATGCCTCGTCTAATAAATCAATGCAATAAAAAGTAGTAAACCCAAACTGCCTCGCTTTAAGTACAAGTGTTCTGGTAAAGTCTTTCCTATCGACCGCATGTTTAAGCTGTACTGTATTCGGCTTAAAGGTTACTAACTCCCCCTCCTTGTTCTTTATCTTGTAGAGATGGGTCATTCTCCACCCCTTGTTTTGAAGTTTCTTCAATAAGGTCTTTTGCCAAATCTCCATAATTTGTTTTTAAATCTTCTAAATTAGTAGGTAATAAACTCACACCACTTGCGCCAGTCAGTTCACTTCTAACCGCAAATTCCTCTTTCTTCTTTCGTTCTAAATACCATCTTGCATTTTCCGCTGAATCCAAATTTGAGAAAACAGTTTGCCTTGCCTTTAATGTTGGGTTTTGTTTCCATTCTTCTTTTAGCTCCAAAAATTCTGGGTAGTCTATTTGAAAGGCATATAAAGAACTTTTGCCTATATTAGCCCAAAAACACGCTTCTTCGTCCGTAGAACCTATGATAAAAGCTTCATATAATTTACGGAGTACAGACGTGTCGATTATTTTAGGTCTTCCAACCTGTGGTTTTGACTTGTTTTCTGTCTTTAATAATGCTTTAAAGATATCAGTGTCTTCTAACCGATTTAGTCCTTTGTCTTTGGCTTCTTGTAGTTCTTTTGGTGCTGTCATAATTTATTTTACATTAATAAGTGGACGTGTCGACATTGAAGCCGAGTTCCTAGTCAGTTATTCCACTGACTGGCTAGACCTTTCACGCCCCTAATTACTAGAAGGGATTTGCCCAAACTTCTCTCTTTCCTTTTGTCTTAAAATACGACACTGCTTACATCTTTTGGGCGGGAGATATCCTTTACTCTCGTAAAAGTCTTGATCTCTAATTGAGAACAAAAATTTCTCCCCACAAGCGCAGGTTAGCCATATATCTTCTTTATCTTTCATTTTTTTTATATAATTTAACTATTACATTATAACCATTTTACATTCTCTTTGTAAAGAGCTTAATATCAAATTATAGTCTCCAAAAAAGCATTGCTTTGATTTTTTTCTTAATGACTCGTACCATTCAACCCCTCTAGTGTCTATTAGCCACTGCTTAAATTCGTTTGGAGATCTATGAGCCGAAAAGTCTCCGCCCGTGTGGTGCTCTAAACACAAACAGATACCATTGTTTAAATCCCATCTTACCGTTTGGTTTATACGCCCAAAAATATGATGTGGGGCTAAACTATAAGTTGACCCACAATATTCGCACCTTTCATTGCCTCTTTTTATAACTAATTTTGACCAAAGAACATCAAGGCTTTTTTTATTCATCTTAAAATGACACTAGAGAGACTCTCTTTGGCGATAGTAACTAAAACCATCTTGTGAGTGTCAATTGTTAATAGATAACCGCTGTGCCAGAAATATCTGACCCCATCTTGGTTCTTTCCGTACTTTTCCTTTTTATATCTCTTTCTATATATTGGCACTTTCACCTCTCTAGCCAATTTCCACATACGTTCCAGCATGGCAACACTTATAGTGTTTTCTTTCATCCTCTGCTGGGCGTGAGTTGATATAACTAACGGTCTTCTCATTTTAGTTGATTTATATTATTTTCCACCATCTTTTCGACCAATTTTTTAAAATCAACGTCGGTTTTCCAGCCGATTGATTTTATTTTAGTTGGATCACCTAACAACGAACAGGTATCTTTTCTGACAAATCTTGGATCTACGTAAATATACTTTTCCCAATCTTCTATACCAACAAACTTAAATGCTGTTTGTACCAGTTCCCTAATTGAATGTTGTTCGCCTGTTGCAATAACAAAATCATCTGGCATGTTTAATTGAAGCAACATCCACATTCCCCTAACGTAGTCTGGGGAATACCCCCAATCTCTTTTAGCGTCCAAGTTTCCCAAACTTATCTTTCCGTCCTTGACTAGTGGTTCATTTTCTTCGTTCAAGGCTGGTGACTCCTTCATACCCAAGCTTATGCAAGCTACTCCATAGCAGATTTTTTGAGTAACAAATTGAAGACCCCTTCTTTCGCTTTCGTGATTAAATAATATTCCACAAGCAACAAATAAACCCTTGTTTCTGTAAATATGCGCCATTTGGTGCGCATACATTTTTGAAACCGCATAAGGGTTGCTTGGATTAAACTGTGTTGTTTCCCTTTGAGGACTTTCAAACGCATTGCCAAACATTTCGCTTGTAGAGGCTTGATATACCCTCGTTTGTGGGGAATATATGGACACTGCTTCAAAAAGCCTGTGACTACCCAAGGCGTTCACGTCAGTGGTAAGAAAAGGTTGCTTAAAGCTTTCCGCAGGACTTGATTGCGCCGCTAAATTATAAATTTCATCGAACTGTCCGTCTTTTACTATCTTTACTATACTGGTAATATCTGTCATGTCGCCATAAATTAAATTTACTGACCCAAGAAGGTGTTTTATGTTTTGATAATTTGGACAACTAAGCCTTCTAACCATTCCATATACCTCGTATCCTTTATCTAAGAGAAACTCCATTAAATAAGAACCATCTTGCCCATTACATCCAGTAACTAGTGCTTTTTTTCTTTCTTGACTGTTTTTTTTCATAGTTTTTTAATCATAGTAATAAATAACAAAAATAAACCCATAAGAAAAACACTCAATACTATTGCTGTTGGATAATCCATTTATTTTCTCCTTTTTTTAATTATTAATTTTATCTTTTCTTCTACTGTGTCTGATTTAGTCATTTCTTCTCCTCCATAATCTTTTGAAGTTCTTTACGGATGGCTAAACCATCAGCTAATCCCTTGGTTATTGGAATTGTGGGTATTAGTCTGGTTATTGCTAGTTTAATTTCCATTAACTCTTCTCGGTCATTGGTTAGTTTAGTTTTCATTTTTCCTCCTTTCTCTGCTTGATGGTTTGACGCACTTTGTCAAACAAGTCTTGTGGAAAAAACTTACTATCAGCATCACTATTATTGTCTTTATCTCTTTTCCAATATTTCATAT